TGCTGAGTTTGTTGGTAGCAACGCACAGAACATGATGCTATTAGGAGGCACAACAACAGAAGGTGCTAAGGCATTTGGAAGATTAACTAAAAGTTTACCAAGAGAAGAACTTATGGGAATGGGTTTTACTATGGAATCTCTTGCAGAACATACAGCAGGTTACATTGAACTACAAGCAATGCAAGGTAAACTTGCTGGAAGAAGTCAAGCATCATTACGTGCAGGTTCAGAACAATACTTAATGCAGATTGATAGACTTGCTAAAGTAACAGGTAAATCACGTAAAGAAGCAGAAGCATTATTAAAGAAACAAGCCTCAGAAGCAAACGTTATGGTTATGGCAAGTAGATTGTCAGGAGAAGCATTAACTAACTTTCAAGACGGACTTGCATTTGTTGATTCAGAATTACCAGGATTTAGTGGTGCTATTAAAGACTTAGCAGACGGTGTTGCACAAACTCCATTAGCACAAAAACTTGCGGCAACTATACCAGGCTTTGCAGAATTACAGAAACAACTTGGTGATGGTGCTATCAGTCAAGAAGAATACATTAAGCAGATGGCAGGCTTTGGTCCAGAGATGGATGCGTTTATTAAAAGCATGGATCCTGCAATGGTACAATCATTGATGGGTAAAGAAGGCTTTGAAGGATTAACCAGTGGCTTGGCTGAATACAAAAAGATGTCAGCAAAATACACTGATGCAGATATTGCGGCAATGAAAGCAGAACAACAAGAAAGAGATAAGACTACTAAAACAACGGCCGCTTTTGAAGTAGCAATGACTGAAATGCGTAACAAGATTAAAACAACTATTCTTGACAGTGGATTGTTTGATATGTTCATGGAAGGTATTGGTACATTTACAGAATGGTTTACTTCCACAGGTAAAGATGGCGTGTCAAAATTAGATGGTTTCTTAGACGGAATCCTAAAGTACGGTGAAGAGATGGCCAAGTTCTTAAAAGATACCTGGGAAGCGGCAGGAGGCGACTTAGGTAAATTCTTTAGCGAAGTTTGGGATAAAAAATTTAAACCTATGATTAAAAAAGGATTTGATAAAGTTGGAGAAATATTTGGTGCTTGGTTTGGTGCTTTCTTTAAAGAACATATTGGAACATTAATTGTTGGTGTACTTGGCGGACTTGCAGGACTACTACTTACAGGATTTATAACATCATTATTACCAACAATATTTGGAATCATACTTGGTCCAATTATTGCACCATTCCTTGCAATTGGAGTGGCACTACTTGCTATATTTGGTTGGGAAAAAATTAAAAGTTGGGTACAACCGATTCTTGATGTATTCTCTACAATGTTTGAGTTTATTGGGAAAATCTTTACTGGCTTAGTTGATAAACTTAAAAAACTTAATCCGTTTAGTTGGTTTGGTGGAGATGACGAAGAAGACGATCCAAATCAAAAGATCGCCGAGAATTTGAAAAAGACAGAAATTGAAGATCCAAAAATCAAAATAGCCAACGCAGGTGTAATGCCAGACTATGAAATGCCAACAGTTACAACACCAGAAATTGATACAACCAAAATTGTTGCCGACTCTGGAGTCACAAAGAAACTCCAAGAGAGCGAAGCCGCGGTAAATACAAATAGCACAGATTTAGCAACTGCTACTTTGGTAGAGCAAAATAAAATTTTAAAACAGATTCTCCGTGCAACAAACGGGTTACAGGGGAATATGTTGAAAGGAACTGCGTAACACATGAGCTGGAAAAGATATTTTACAAATGCGCCTGTAGGTAACAACGACGGTGGTAACATGAGCCCGTTCAGTGGACGTGGCGGAAACGAACCGGGTCCGGCAAGATCTAATTATTCTTCATATCTACCAGACGTATATGTAGGCTCTCCAAATAGAGTAGAGCGTTATGGTCAATACAATACTATGGACAACGACTCAGAAGTAAATGCGGCGTTAGACATTTTAGCAGAATTTTGTTCACAACAAAATGCACGTAACAGAACATCATTTAATTTACATTTTAATAAAACAGCAACAAACAGTGAAGTTAACATTTTAGGACAATACCTAAAGCAATGGTCTAAACTACAAAAGTTTGAAACTAAAATGTTTAAAATTGTGCGTAATACATTTAAGTATGGTGACGCATTTTTTGTAAGAGATCCTGAAACTAAAAAATGGTTTTACATTGATCCTGCAAAAGTTGTACGTATTATTGTAAACGAATCAGAAGGCAAAAAGCCAGAACAATATATTATTAAAGATATTAACTTTAATTTTAGAGATCAAATTATTACTGATCCGCATATTACAAGCGGAAATATTACAGGCGGTGGAACATCGTCAGGTTCACAAGGTTATCAATCAGGTGGCGCACAAGGTGCAGTTGGTAACACAGGAACATCACAATCAGGTTCAAGATTTAATGTAAACAATAGAGAAGTTGCTATTAATGCAGAACATGTTGTACATTTAAGTTTAAGTGAAGGATTAGACAACAACTATCCATTTGGTAATAGTTTGTTAGAAAGTATATTTAAAGTATACAAGCAAAAAGAATTATTAGAAGACGCAATTATTATTTACAGAACGCAAAGAGCACCTGAACGTAGAGTGTTTTACATTGACGTAGGTAATATGCCATCACACCTTGCAATGCAATTTGTTGAGCGTGTAAAAACAGAAATACACCAAAGACGTATTCCAAGTGCAACAGGTGGATCAACAAGCGTTATTGATAGTGCATACAATCCATTATCAACAAATGAAGATTACTTCTTTCCGCAAACAGCAGAAGGACGTGGATCTAAAGTTGAAACATTACCAGGCGGTACTAACTTAGGTGAGATTGACGACTTAAAATACTTTACTAATAAACTTATTAGAGGTTTACGTATTCCAAGTAGTTACTTGCCAACAGCGGCACAAGATGATGCACAAACACAAAGCAACGATGGTAGAGTAGGTACTGCATACATACAAGAACTACGCTTTAACAAGTACTGTGAACGTTTACAAGCACTTGTAACAGAAGAATTTAATCAAGAGTTTAAACGTTACCTATTAGAAAAAGGTATGAATCTTGATGTTTCAATGTTTGATTTAAAACTTGAACCACCAATGAACTTTGCAAGTTACAGACAATCAGAACTTGACAATGTAAGAATTCCAACGTTTACACAAATTATGGCTGTGCCATTTATTAGTAACAGATATGCAATGAAACGTTTCTTAGGATTAAGTGAAGAAGATATGGCTGAGAATGAACGTTATTGGAAAGAAGAGAATGATGAAAATATTACTCCACCACCAACAGACGCCGCAGGTGAAATGCGTGGCGTAGGTATTAGTGGCGCGGCAATGGATGCAGACATAGGCGGAGCAGAAGACATTGATCCTAATGCAGAGCCTGATCCAGTTGCAGGAGGAGAAGCGACAGCACCTGACACAACAACAGGCGGTGGCGCAGGCGGAGCACCTGCTCCTGAAGTACCACCAGCATAAGGAATAAATAGTTACATGATACTAAGAGAATTATTTTATTTTGACAAAGAAACACTTGAACCAACAGAAGACAAGTCATATGATTCTGCTGACGATGAAGGTGTTGTATCAAGAGACGACACAAGAAAAACAAGACTAAGCCTACGTCAAATCAACAAAGCACGTAGAGCTGGCGAATTTCATAACGAAGAACAACAGAAAGAGTTACATTTTGTAAGACAGATGTACGGATTGGCATCACAACCTGAAGCATAGGAGATGATATGTCAACAGCATTCGTTGTTGGTAACGGCACAAGTCGCAAACCCATAAGTTTAGAAGCATTAAAACAGTACGGTCCTATCTATGCCTGTAACGCAGTTTATAGAGACTTTAGGCCAGACTATCTTGTAGCAGTAGATGCCAAGATGGTGCTTGAAATTTGCAAAACAGGCTGGCAAAAGCACAACAAAGTATACACTAATCACAATAAACAGTTAAACGACATACAAGGACTCAACATTTTAAACCCCAGTAAAGGCTGGAGTAGTGGTCCTACAGCATTAGATCTTGCTTCAGACCACGGACACGATCCTATATATTTGTTAGGATTTGACTTTAAAGGCACTACAGGCACCGGAAAAGGCGATGATAAGGTAAACAACTTATACGCTGGTACATTTAATTACAAGCGAGAAAACGACCCTGCAACATATTTTGGTAACTGGGAGCGTCAAGTAGGCATAATATGCCAAAGAAATCATAGAAAGAGATATATAAGAGTAGTAGCAGAAGGAGATAAATTCCTACCAGGAAGTCTAAAAAACTTTACAAATTTATCCCATGTAAATATCGAAGAATTTCAGAAAATCTTCGGTTAATTTCATTAAGGTTTCAAAATCCTGCGTTTTGAGCCTATATTCCACGTATTTTCCCTATTATATGTAAATATTATTGACAGCCTTACCAAACGTAAACTTATAGGAGGTACTACAATGGCAGACCGTAACAAATTCGAGCAAATGCTTGAAAAATTAGTTAACGAAGATAAGAAAGGTGCAGAAGAACTGTTCCATGAAATCGTCGTTGAAAAATCAAGAACAATTTATGAAAATTTATTAGAAGATGAGTTAGCAGACGAGTCTAAAGACGAAGACACTAACGAAGCAACTGACGAAGAAGTTGATGAATCTTCAAAAGACGAAGAAGTTGACGAAGCAAAAGACGAAGATGAAAAAACAGATGAGTCTAAAGATGAAAACGTTGACGAAGCAAAAGACGAAGACGAAAAAACTGATGAGTCTAAGGACGAAGAAGTTGACGAAAACTTTGCAGAAATTACACCAGAAGCAGATGATGACATGGGCGGCGATCCAGCAGACGACATGATGGCTGATATCGAAGCAGATGCAGATGGCGAAGAAGGTGACGACGACAAGGGCGACGAAGATATGGAAGACCGTGTTGTTGATTTAGAAGATGCACTTGACGACCTTAAAGCAGAATTTGAAAAAATGATGGGCGATAAGGAAGAAGGTGACGATGATGATTCTGAGGAAGCACCAATGGACGACATGGGTGACGACGAAGAAGAAAAGGAAGATGAAGCAATATCTTCCGATCTTAGCGTAGAAGATGAAGTACCAGCATTTGAAGGTACTAAATCACAAACTGAGCAAATGAGAGAGTATGTTGAAAAAGTTGCTGAGCCAAAAGGCGAAGATAACAAAGCAAAATCTCCAGTTGCTGGTAAAAATGATATGGGCGGTTCAGCGGCTAATATCGCAAAAGGATCTGCAGAAGAAAAAGGTGGTACTGTAAGTGCTCCTAAAACTGAAGATCATGGTAATGTAAACGTACCAGGCGGTAAAGCATCTAAGTCTATGTCAAACGCTAAAGGCCACGGCGCTGAGAAAAAAGGCGCAGGCGAAGCAGGAGCAGATAGCAATAGTGTTATCGGTTCTTAATTGTTAGGGAATAGTTGATGAACTTATTACGTGAGAACTTGACATTCGACCAGGCTCAGATTGTTCTGGAATCTACTGAGGACGGCAAAGACCTTCATTTAAAAGGTATTTGTATACAGGGTGGCGTTCGCAATGCGAACCAACGTATATACCCCGTAAGTGAAATTAGTAGGGCTGTCAACACTCTTAACGATCAGATTCAAGGAGGATATTCAGTTCTTGGTGAAGTTGATCATCCAGAAGGCCTTAACATTAACCTTGACCGTTGTTCGCACATGATTAAAGAAATGTGGATGGATGGACCAAACGGTTATGGAAAGTTAAAAGTATTACCTACGCCGATGGGACAACTTGTTAAAACAATGCTGGAAAGCGGAGTTAAACTTGGTGTTTCATCGCGTGGTTCAGGTAACGTAAATGAAGACAGTAACGTAAGCGACTTTGAAATTATCACAGTTGATATAGTTGCTCAACCATCGGCTCCAGGAGCATATCCAACTCCAATATACGAGCACTTGATGAATACCACAGGTGGGTATAAGGCATTTAATATGGCTCGCGAAGTAAAAGAAGACACAAAGGCACAGAAGTATTTGAAAGAATCTTTGGTTAACATTATCCAAGGTTTAAAATAAGGAGAACATGATGTTGGAAGCACTGAAATCACTTTTTGAGAATAACGTAATTTCGGAAGACATCAAAGCATCTATTGAAGAAGCATGGGCGGCTAAGATTACAGAGAACCGTCAGGAAGTAACCGCAGAACTTCGCGAAGAATTTGCTCAAAAATATGACCACGATAAGTCAGTAATGGCTGAAGCAGTGGAAAAAATGGTTGAGGATAGACTTGGTGCAGAGATTACGGAATTTGCTGATGACCGCACAAAACTTGCTGAAGCAAGAGCAAAGTACCATGTAGCAATGCGTGAAAACGCAGACCTACTTAAAAACTTTGTTGTTGCACAATTAGGCAAGGAAGTTTCAGAGTTACACGAAGACCAAAAAGCAATGTCAACTAAATTTGGCAAACTTGAGGAATTTGTGGTAGAGGCTTTGGCTAAAGAAATTGCAGAGTTCCACGAAGACAAAAAGGATCTTGCAGAAACTAAAGTTCGACTAATTAGAGAGGCTAAGAAGCATCTTGATACTGTAAAAGAAAAATTCGTTAAAAACGGAGCGAAAGTTGTTGAAAACACAGTTGCAAAAACTCTTACAAAAGAGATTGGGCAACTTAAAGAAGACATCGACTCAGCACGTAAAAACGATTTTGGTAGAAAACTGTTTGAAACATTCCAAGAAGAGTACACTAATTCTTACTTGAATGAGAAATCAGAAACTGCTAAACTTTTAAAAGTTGTAGAGGTGAAAGACAAGCAATTAGCAGAAGCGAAAGCAACTGTTGAGAAAACAACTAAATTAGTTGAGTCTAAGGATCTTGAGTTCAAAAAAGCACAAGATACTGCAAAAAGAAAAGAAGTAATTTCCGAGTTAACTGCTCCATTGAGCAAGGAACAGAAAGAAATTATGTCAGACTTACTGGAGTCTGTACAAACTGCTAATATCCAAAAACAGTTTGACAAGTACTTACCGTCCGTTATTGATGGTAACACTCCAGAGAAGAAGAAGGCGACACTTACCGAGGCAAAAGAAGTAACAGGCAATAAAGAAGAATCTAACGTTAGAAATGGCGCAAGTAATTCTGCAACAGATAATGTCGTAGATATTAGAAGACTTGCAGGATTAAAATAAGGAGAAATCAATGTCAGAACTATTAGAAAGTAGATGGCAGGAAACTAAGAGCGCATTACTTGAAGGCCTACAAGGCAATAAGAAGTCTGTTATGTCTGCTACGCTTGACAACACCAAGAAATACTTGGCTGAGTCGGCTACAGCAGGAGCAACTTCTGCCGGTAATGTTGCAACTTTAAATAGAGTTATCCTACCAGTAATAAGAAGGGTCATGCCTACAGTGATCGCTAACGAAATCGTTGGTGTTCAACCTATGACAGGACCAGTGGGTCAAATCCACACATTAAGAGTTCGTTACTCAGACACATTAGATGATGTGACTGCAGGCGAAGAGGCTCTATCACCGTTCAAGATTGGCTTAGGCTATTCAGGTGGTGGATCTACTGATAAGGCATCTGCTACAGCGGCACTTGAAGGTGAAGCAGGTAAGAGATTGTCAATTCAGATCTTAAAACAAACAGTTGAAGCGAAAACACGTAAGTTAAGTGCTCGTTGGACTTTTGAATCTGCACAAGATGCACAAGCACAACAGGGTATCGACGTTGAAGCGGAAATTATGGCGGCTTTAGCACAAGAAATTACTGCTGAAATCGACCAAGAAGTTCTTGCTTCTTTACGTAACTTGGCTGGCGCGGCTGAATCAGATGTACAGTACGATCAAACTGCTGTATCAGGAACTGCTACATTCGTCGGTGACGAACATGCGGCACTTGCTGTAATGATTAACAGAGCGGCTAACAAGATCGCACAGCGTACAAGACGTGGCGCTGGTAACTTTGCAGTGGTATCACCGCATACGTTAACAGTACTTCAGTCTGCTACAACTTCAGCGTTCGCAAGAACAACTGAAGGAACTTTTGAAGCACCTACTAACACTAAACTTGTTGGTACATTAAACAGTGCTATGAAAGTATACGTAGACGCTTATGCATCAGACAGTACAGACGTACTTGTTGGATACAAAGGAACATCAGAAGCAGATGCGGCGGCATTCTATTGCCCATACATTCCGCTAATGTCTTCAGGCGTTGTGTTGGATCCAGGTTCATTCGAACCAGTAGTAAGTTTCATGACAAGATATGGTTATGTAGAGTTAAACAACACTGCATCATCTCTTGGTAATGCGGCTGACTACTTGGCACGTGTATCTGTAACAGGTGTAACATTCAGTTAATTCTTAGAATTAATAGAAACACGAAAAAGGGCGGCTTTGGTCGCCCTTTTTTTATGACTAAATCAAAATATATATTTTGGTAAACCTACCTCTTGCTTTTTTCTGCAAACAATGTTATATTAATATTAACTTTAACACAAACTAAGAGAGTTATAAGCTCTTAGCACTTGTGGCAGAATAACGCTTCGGCAGGGGCGTAATGCACACTAAAGTCTTTTAAGCGGCCAAGTGGCTCGGTTTAGATGGAGGTGGTTGGAAGTAGGTATCATATCTAAACCTTGCAAAATTCAGATGTGATCTGCTTATCGAAAGTTGGAGGTGAGTTCACAGCAAGGCCTCCCGAGTAGTGTTATAGTTGTTTTCCCCGATAAATACTTGTATGAAGGACGAATACACAACGGCCTTTTACGACTTGGTCAAAGACGCACAGTCAACTACAGGTTACGAACTTCCATTAGAAGTTGAAGCGTATGTAGTAATGCTTCTTGCAGACAAATTAGACAAGCCAAATTTCCTTCCAGAAAAAACATTCGCAGAAGCATATCTATCATTAAAACAGCCTTATAGATTAACAGCAAAAGAACTGGGTGACACGTGTCTTTTTGTTACAGGCGTATTTCCTGATTATGGTATGAGCATTGACTACTATTCCAATATTGGAAAAAGCAGTTACAACCTTGCTACAACCAATTTAGACATTGAAATATTCGAATTATTAGCACTAAGATTTGACTTTGTACGTGAATTTATCAATATAGCAACAAAGCCAAAATATTCTCCAGTTCTGTCTATTAGATAAATACTTGTGTCAGATAGTGTGCCGCAAGGCGGACTTATGCAGAATACCAACTGCGTACCGGATAGAACCCGGATAGGACTACTTATATAGGAGAAAACAAATGGGAAGACCAATTAATAAAAAGTTTTTCGGAGTACCTACAGCAGGTGGCAACGAAATCAAAGTTGACTTTCATAACGGCTCTGCTGTTACTGAAGGTTATATTGTTAAGCAATTAGGTGCGAAGAAGTTTCGTGTAGCGGCAATCGGTACACCAGGAACAACTTACGATCGTTTCTTAACAACAGCAAAATTAGCATCAGCATTGACTGGTACTGAAATGGCTATCACTGTTAAAGGTGATGACGCAGAAACTTATCAGATTTCTAAGATTTCTGGAAGAAAAGCAACAATCATTGCACCAGATGCTACAGGTTCAAACGCTTTAGGCGGAACATCAATTGCATGGAACTTTAGTACTGCAAACAATGACAGTGCTGTTCAAATTGAAGAAGCAGGTGATGACGATACATTATCAGGTACTGATGATGACGATTTCGCTAACGCATAATATAGAATATATTGTAGGGGAGCAATCCCCTACAGTACTTTAGGATTTTAAAATGTCAAAATTTGTAAGTGTACCAAACGGAAATTATACAGTAACAACACAAAGTGGTGGGACTATACGTCTTGACACAGGTGTTGCCGCAGGTGAAGTACGTGTAACTGGTGATCTTATAGTTGAAGGTGATACTGTAACGGTACAATCTACAAACTTAGAACTTGAAGATAATATTATTTTATTAAACAGAGGTGAAACAGGCGCTGGCGTAGGTGAAGGCACTTCCGGTATTAGAATTGATAGAGGTACAAAGGAAGATGCATTATTTTTAATTGACGAAACGATTGAACATGTAAATCCAAACGCACCAGCAACAGAAGTGTTTGGTACATTTGTATTTAGAGATGTTCTTGGAAACAACTTAGGTATTAGAGCGCCAAGTATTCAAACAGGCGGCAGTAGTTTATATCTTGACACAAATGGTGAAACAGTTAAAATAGTTGGATCAGCAGTAACATATAGTAACAGCATTAAGAACAATGACGATGATCATGCACTTACAAATAAATTATATGTTGATGAAGTTATTGATGCAACACTAAACGATTTAGCAATTAGAAAAATTGCAGACGGTAACACACAAGTAGAAGTAACTGATGCTTCTGATATTAGTGGACAAAGTAGAGTTGATTTTATGATGGATAGTTCCGTTATATCAACATTCTTTCCAGACAGAATTGAATTAAATGATGTACGCATCAAAGACCAAACTATCTCAGGAACAGTTAGTAACGGTGATTTGATACTTGAAGCACCAGGCACAGGTACTGTAAGAATTAAAGATGTACTAAACATTGCAACAACACCAGGAGTTGATGATGTTGCAGTTGATCCATTAGCACCAGCAGACGGTGTAAATCTTTATTCTAAGTCAGAAGGTCCAGGTAATACAGGCGTATATTATGTAAATACAAACAACGAGAGAGATGAACTAATAAGTAGAAATAGAGCCCTAATGTTTGGGTATCTATTGTAAGGATAAATATTACGATGGCATTAGCAAACATATTAATTGACAATACACAAAAAGCAATAGTTACTGTACCCGCGAGTAAACAGTACGCTATCTTAACCTTAGTGGTTTGTAATACTGCGGCAGAAGATTTAAGCGGTGCAAACGATACAACTTTTGACTTATATATTGTTCCAGCAGTTGCTAATCCAACTGGTACAGGATCAATTGCAGTTGGTGCTCAAACACAAATTGCAAAAAGAGTGAGAGTAGCAGGTTCAGATACGTTTACGTTTGATACAGAAAAAATGGTATTAGAAGCAGGTGATAGAATTATATTAGAAGGACAAACTCCTTATAATCTATCAGCAACAGTAAGTTACTTGGAAGTGTAATGAAATTTCTAAAAGCACAAACAACCAATAATAGAGGAATCGACAGAGGCGTTGGTATTTTTTATAATACTGATCAAACTGTTGACATTAGATCTAAAAGTGCTTTGAAAGTTCCTGTAGGTTCAGACGCAGATCGTCCGTCATATCCAGCATTAGGCCAAATGAGATTTAACACAACAAACAACAGTGTTGAATTTTATGATAATGGTGTATGGAAAGAAATTAGACTTAAAGAGCCAACACCAATAACACAGCAAAGTTTAGGTACAGGAGATGGTACTGAAACTGTATTTGGGCCTCTTAATGCTAACGACAGTTCATATCCAGTGCCACAAACGGCACAGAGTGCATTAGTAATTGTAGAAAACGTTTTACAGTTATCTGTAACAAACTACACATTAGAACAAAGTGTAAGTGGTAACCTTGCAGGGCCAAATAGTCCATACGCAGACGGTTATTACATTAAATTCCTTTCAGCAGTGCCAAACGGCAAAGCCGTAACAGTCCTACATAACTTCGACAAGTAAATCCAATAAATATAGTTAAGGAGTACTAACTATGAGTCTTGGAAGAATATCCGGTCCGTTATTAAAGGCCAATCTACAGCGTGAAGCAGATCTTTCAGTAGAAACTGATCTACTGTATATAGGTCATACTGACGGAAAAATCGGTATTAATACTGTAACAAGACCAAGAGAATTTACAGTTGATGGTACTTTAAAAGCAAGAAGCACTGGACAAGACTTAACAATTACTAATGATCTAAACATTGGTAACTTTTCTATTGGTCCAGACGGTATAAGTGTTCCATCAGGAAACATCAATATTAATCATGCAGGCGGTGTTGGTAGTGGAGTAGTTGTTGGCGGTATTAGAACATCATCAGTTGACATACAAAACAATTACATTGGCTCGCATACTACAAATGCTGATGTAGATTTTATTCCAGCAGGCGCAGGTACTAACGAACTTATCACAGCAGGACAAACTGTTGGCGTTGATGGTAACATTCATGCAACAGGTAACATTACATTTGACGGAAATGTTTTAATTGGTGGTACAGGTGATGAAGATAATGTTAGATTCTTAGGTGACATTGACAGTAATCTAATTCCTGATGTTACTTCAACTTACGATGTAGGTGCAAGTGCTAAACGTTTTGATTTACAAACAGAAAATTTAACAGTAACTAATAATGTTAGCGTAGAAAATGTTACAGTTGCTGGTATTGAAGTTACACTTTCACAAGGTAACATATGGTATGTTGCTGTTAATGGTGATAATACTAACAGAGGTTCAACACCTCAAGGTAGACTTGCAACAATCAAGTATGCATTAAGCAGAGCAACATCAGGAGATACAGTTCTTATTGCCGCAGGTGATTATGAAGAACAATTTCCATTAGAAGTTCCAGCAGGTGTTACAGTAAAAGGACAAGACATGCGTAATGTTGAAATACGTCCGACCACTGATAACCAAAGTGAAGATGCATTTTTATTAAATGGCGAAAGTACTGTTGAAGATTTAACAGTTAAAAACTTCTTTTATGATAGCACAAATGATAAAGGTTATGCTTTTAGATTTGCAGGCGACATGAAAGTTACATCACGTAGTCCATATATTAGAAATGTAACAGTTATTACACAAGGACAAACAACAAGTGCAAGTGATCCAAGAGGTTTTGATTCTGGAGACGCTGGTAAAGGCGCACTTGTAGATGGTAGTGTTTGTGATCATGATACAAATGAAGCAAGTATGTTGTTTCACAGTGTAACTTTTATTACTCCAGGTGTTGATGCCATTACAATGACAAACGGTGTTAGGGTTGAGTGGTTGAATTCATTCGCTTATTTCGCTAATAGAGCAATGTACATGGTGGATGGCGCTGGTAGATGGCGTAGTGATAGCGTATTAATAAAAGGCGGTGAAATAAGATCCATTGGTTCAGCAAGTGTTTATGGAAATAAAGGTATTGAAGTAGATGGAGCAGACTGTTTAGCATATCTAATATCACACAACTTTGCTTATATTGGTTCAGGTAAGAACGTAACTAATGATGTTACACAAACTATTGTTGCAAATGAAGTTACAAAACTAAACAACGGAAAAGTTTACTATCAATCACAAGACCAAGAAGGTAACTTTAAAGTTGGAGATACATTTTTTGTAAATCTTAAAGATGGAACAACAAGCATTGATGCTGACACAGTTGATGCAACAGGACTTTCAAGTTTAAGAGTAAGCACAAATGCAAATACATCTTTTATTGATGGTGGAACTATTGAAACAGGAGCAATAAGAATTCTTTCTCCTAACACAATTAGATCCGTTGCAGGTCCAATTAACTTTGCATCTCCTTCAAACATACACAACTTACTTACAAATACAAGAATGGCAAGTGTAGATGTTACAGGTAATTTAACACTTGGCGGAAATCTTGTAACACTTGGAGATCAACCAAGTGATACTGTTGACTTTACAACATCTTTTGCACAAGACTTATATCCAGACACAACAAACAAATATGATTTAGGTACAAATACAAGACGTTGGAGAAAAGGTTACTTTAACGAATTAGCATTAGATAGTTTTAACTTCAATGCAAATACTATTAGTGTTAGTAATACAAACGAAAATTTAGATTTACGTGCAAATGGAACTGGAAATGTTGTATTTGATAATGTTACTGCAAGAAGTAATATATTAGGATCATATATAACTAATTTAACATTAGCACCAACTACTAATCTTACTATGTCAGCAACTAATAACTTAGGTTTGCCAACAGGTACAAACGCACAACGTAAAGATAACGTGGGTGATTTGCGTTATAATACAGACTTAGGAATATTTGAAGGTTATAGCGGAGGTAATGTTAGTTTTGATGGATTATATGATACTGACAGAGACACATATATTGATCTAAACAACAATCAGTTTACGTTAGTTACAGGAAATGCAAGTAATACTACAATTAATGGCATAACATTGCAAACAAATAGACTTGATTCGCAGAATAGTTTCTCAATTGATGGTAATACAATAACAAGTGCTACACCTAATTCAGATATTCAGTTTTTATCCAACGGATTAGGTAGTATTAGTCAGGAAGATCTTGTGTTTAAGAATAACACAATTACTAATACACTTAACACACCGTTTACATTTAGTCTTGCAGACATATATTCTTACTTAAAGTTTGATCAAACTATGGGACTTGTTGTTCCATATGGTGATGATACAGCAAGACCCACAAGTCCAGAACAGGGTCTTACACGTTTCAATACACAGCGAGGATACCTTGAAAGTTGGAACGGAACACAGTGGGTTTTAGCGGCAGGTGGTGGTGAATCTGTTACTGAAGAATACGCTGAGTCAATTAACTTCCTTTGGAACCTTATCTTAGGCTAATATCCAAAAACGATAAATACTATTAATGCAATGAAGGGCTGGCCAAGTCAATTGCAGGACAAACCGTGGTTATCCAGCGATAGAGGCAAGTTTTTGTCTAACAGGGTAGAGGGACAGGATCCCCGTTTATAGGAGAAAAAGGTGGCAGTTGGTCGTATATCTGGTCCGCTTTTAAAGGCAAATTTGCTTCGTCAAGGAGTGGATTTAGCGTTTGAAACAGACCTACTTTATTTAGATGTTAATAATAGCCGTATTGGAATTAAGACATCAACGCCTACAGCCGAGCTCGATATAAACGGTTCAGCAAGAATACAATCATTAGATATTTTAGACACTACATTACCGATTGGTAACATAACAATCAACGGTGGTACTAATACTATCTCTACTACAGCAAGTCAGTTCAATATTGCAACACCAAACAGCGTAATTTACCAAGATAGATTACAAATTGATGATATTGAAATAGACGGTAGTGTAATTCGCACATTAGGAACTAACCAAAACTTAGAATTTCGTCCTAACGGGACAGGTACTATTAACTTTGTAGGTAATACAAACGTTACTGGTAACTTACATGCAACTGGTAACATCAGTGCAGACGGTGATATTACTATTGGTGATGACGATACAGATAGTATTACAATAAATGCAGACATTGCCAGTAACCTAATACCAGATGCAACAAACATATACACCATTGGTGACGCAACTAAAAAGTGGAATCATGGTTACTTTGATGATGTAACAGCAACAACAGTTGTTGCAAACAGTATTACATTATCAGACTTGGACTTAACAGCAACTCCAGGCAACATTTATTATGTTGCTAAGAATGGTAATGATACAAATGCTGGTAATCATCCACAAGCACCATACACAACTATTACAAAAGCATTAACTTCTGCAAGTGCAGGAGACACTATTCACATTTACCCAGGTGATTATGAAGAAGTATTTCCTTTAACAGTACCAGCGGGTGTTGCAATCTTAGGTGAAGGTATTAGATCAGTAAACATTACACCTACAGCAGGAACAAACAACAATGATTGTTTTGTATTGCAAGGTGAAACAAGTGTTATGAACTTGTCAATCAAAGATTTTTACTACGATAGCATTAATGACAATGGATATGCTTTTAGATTTGCAAGTAACTTTAATGTTACTTCAAGATCACCTTATGTTAAAAACGTAACTGTAATAACAAAAGGTAGTGTAACAAGTGCAAGTGATCCAAGAGGCTTTGATCAAGGAGATGCAGGACGTGGTGCATACTTAGATGGCTCTGTAGCAGTAACAGGATCAAAAGAAGCAAGTATGTTATTCCATGCAGTAACATTTATTGTTCCTGGAGCAGTTGGATTATACGCAACCAATGGTGCAAGAATTGAATGGCTAAACTCTTTTGTATATTTTGCCGACAAAGCGATACAAGGTGTTAATGGTACTACAGGATTAAAAGGTACAGGACGTACTAAAGTTAAATTAAGCGGACTTGTTGGAACACCAACAGCGTCTGAAGTGTTTCAATACACACAAGCAGGCGGAACTGTAATTAGTGCAACAGTAAATGAAGTAGATGGAAACTACATTTACTTGAACGGTAACGCGGCAGGACTTGAAACCAAATTTGAACGTGGTGGAAAGACAGTAGTTGTTTCAGGACAAGCACAAGTAGATACAACAATTAAAAAATTCGGCACTGGTAGTTTACAACTTGACGGCACCGGCGACTATATCAGCATTGCAAATGATCCAGACTTTGGTTTAGGAACAGCAAACTTTACTATTGAAGGTTGGTTCTACGGAAACAACGTAACAGGTACACAGTCATTAGTTGATATGAGAGCCGGTACAGCAACTGACACAGGCTTATACATATATCACGTAGGTGGTACAGTAAAAGTTTATTACAATGGTGCAGAGATATTATCCGGCGGAACGTTATCAGCAACAACATGGACACATATTGCAGTATCACGTTCAAGTAATACAATTAATTTATATGTTAACGGTGCAAGAGTTGATAGTGATAATGCATTTAGTAGCACACTTGGAACAAGTAAGCCGTTTATTATTGGTGCAGTGTATGATGCTTCAAATGCTTTCAACGGTTATGTAGATGATTTTAGAATTTCAGACAATGCAAGATACACAGCAGGTTCATACACACCACCATTGAACGAAGTTTCAAATGATAACAACACAAAATTATTATTAAGATTTAACGGTACAGATACTTCAACAACACTTACTGACGAAACTATTTTAGATCAGACAATCGGCTTTGGTGGCGGTGCTTATGCAACTGGAATGGAACTGGTTGACTTCTCAGACTTTGGTTGTGAGATTAGATCAATTGGTAGTGCATGTGTTTATGGTAACTATGGAATATACGGCGACGGTAACGGCGTTGTTATGTACCTTATTTCTCAGAACCTTGCATACATTGGTAACGGTAAAGCAGTTGATAATGATTCAACAACAGTTGTACAAAGTCAAGAAGTTACAAAATTAAATGACGCAAACATTTACTTTAGTTCAGTTGACCATAAAGGTGACTTTAGAGTTGGTGATGTATTCCATGTTGATCAAGCATCTGGCACTGTTACATTTACTAACGCAAACTTTAACGTTGATACTTTACAAAGTGTTAGATTTAGCACTGGCACAAGTACAACTATTATTGACGGCGACAAGATTCAAACAGGTAACACAAGATTAAGTGGCAACACTGTAGAAAGTTTAAGTGGAAACTTGAACATTGACAGTGCTGACGGTATTATTAACTTTGCAGACAATGTAAACATCACAGGAAACTTAGATGTAACAGGAGATGTTACAATAGGTGGTAACATTACCATTGGTGATGAAGCAAGTGATAGCATACAAATTGTTGCAGGTATTGCAAGTAACCTTGTACCAAGCCAAGACGGAACATTTGACTTAGGTATTTCAACACATGAATGGAAAAAAGTTTACACAGGTGAGGCACAGATTGATGATATTAACATTAATACTAATGTTATTCAAACAACTAACACAAACCAAGACTTAGAATTACGTGCAAGTGGAACAGGAAGTATTGTTGTTGATGATTTAAGTTTCAAAGCAAACATTATTTCAGCACCAGGAGACATTGTTCTTGATCCAGGCAGTGAAACAGTTGAGATTAATTCAACAGGTTCATTAACAATACCAAAAGGTACAACAGCACAACGTCCAGGTACAGGCGTAAATGGTATGATACGTTATAACACAGACACAGATGTGTTTGAAGGTTATGATGGACAGTGGATCACATTAAATGGTGTGCGTGATGTTGACCAAGATACATATATTACAGCAGAAGCAACACCGGGTGCAGACGATGATACTATACGTTTTTACGCAGGTGGAACACAGATTGCTGATGCAAACGCAACAAGGTTTAATGTAAATAAAATATTAGTCGATGACATTGAAATCGAAGGAAATACAGTAAGAACCATTACTACAAACGCTGATTTGAACCTTTTGGCGAACGGAACTGGTAAAGTTGTTGTAGAAAATTTTGGATTCAATCAAAATTCGATAACTAATACTGTAGCAGGCGCAATTACTACTCTTGCTCAAACTGGTACTGGTTACTTCAAGATTGAAGGAACTGGCGGATTTGTTATTCCAACTGGTACTTTGTCAAATAGACATCCAACACCAGAAACAGGAATGATGCGTTTTAATACACAGGATGACAGGGTTGAGATTTACGATCAAGCAGGTCAGTGGGTTTCAGTTGCAGGTAGTTCAGGTGCTGTGTCCGCACAAGATGCAGAAGAAATTGCTATTAAAATGGCAGTGGTAATAGGATAATAAGGAAATAAGATGGCAACATTTTTTAGAACAAAAGCAATTAAAGAAATTGGAACAGTGAAAGTTCCTGTTTACAAGGCTGGTCCAAGTACAACAGCAACGATCGTTGGCCTTTCGTTAGCCAACTTAACTGAATCCGTTGTAAGTACCAGCGTTTTAATTGCAGACGATACATCAATTGAAGCATTTTACTTAAAAAATGTTTTGATTCCACCGAACGCAACTTTAAAAGTATTGAACGGTGGTGAAAAAATTATTCTTGCATCAGAGAATGAACTGTCTATTCAATCAGACATTGACGGAAGTTTAGATGCAGTTATGAGTTACGTGGAGATAGTGTAGTATGTCAGTTTTTTATGAAGGTCAGTCAATTACACAAACCATTGAAGACAATCTTGGAGAAAGATACTTTTACGGATTACGTAGAACTGACTCTGGAGAATTGTTTTTAGGTAAGTTAGATCAATTAAGTTTGACAGACACTATTCAAATTAACAAGGAAGGTGACGTAGTTGATAACTTTCCAGACTTTGATGAAGGTGCAGAGTTCTTTGAAGGAAGAGATTCAGCACATAACTTGACGTACAAGAATTTAAATTATGAACAATTTCGTTGGGACGATGCAAATTTATTTTATTATGTAAATGATGACGGCGAACTTGTTGTAAGAATTAACCAAGGATTAGCAGATGGTGCCGTTGAATATGCAGGCGACAACACTGTAATCGTTGACAGTGATAAGGAATGGGATAACACAAACCTTACAATGGACAACAACAACATTACATTTGATCAAACGTAGGAGTAGGAGCAAAAAATGGCAAAACAAATAGTAAATGTAGGTGTTCTACCAAATGATGGACAAGGTGATAACCTTAGAGCAGGCGCTACAAAATTAAATAATAACTTTAACGAGTTATATACAGCATTAGGAGACGGATCAGTACTCAGCGTTGTCCAAAACGGAGTATTAAATTCATATCCAAGTACAGCAACTGGAAGCAATAAAATAACTTTCTTGTATAACAACTTTGCCGGTTTACCAAGTCCTACAACCTACGACGGCATGTTAGCAAAAGTTACAGCAGACGCGGCAGTTTACTATGCTCACAGTAACGCTTGGGTCAAAATGTTAGACACTACTTCAAGCATTAACAGTTTATCAGATGTAACCACAGCAGGAATTAACGATGGAGAAGTTCTTGTTTGGAATACTTCTAACTCAAGATTCCAACCAGGCGCTGGCGGTGGTGGAGGTGGTTCTACTACATTCACTGCATTAACAGATACGCCATCTAACTTTTCATCAGCAAATGGCAAACTTGTAAGAGTAAACTCAGGTGCAACAGCATTAGAATTTTCAACAGCAGTTACAGCGGCAGAAGTTGCGGCAATTACAATTGGTTCATTAAGTGATGTATCAAGTTCGTCAGCAAGTACAGGTGATGTTCTTAAATGGGACGGCGCACAATGGGCACCAGGAACTGATATTGCATCAGGTGGTGGCGGTACTGACGCTGATACATTAGATGGATTTGACAGTGCATACTTTTTAGATTACACAAACTTTACTAACAAGCCAACATTATTTGGCGGTGCTTTCTTAAACTTATCTGATACACCAGTAAACTTTACAGGTGCGGCAAATAGATTTGTTAAAGTTAACGGTGCTGGTAACGCATTAGAATTTGTTGTTGATCAATCAACAGACCAAAACTTGTTTGCAACATTTACAGGTGA